AGACGATCCGAGATCGGCACGCGCGTCCGGCGCTTCTTCGTGACGCGCTTGCCCGGCACGCGGTAGTCGATTTGCTTCAAGCTCAGGTCGACGCGATCCCAGGTTAAATCCAGGATCGCCTCGCGCCGGGCGGCGGTCTCCAAGCCGAGCGCCACGAACAGCTTCACGCGTGCGTCGGGCCATGTCATGGCCTGGGACCACAGCGCTTGCTCTTGCGTCTCGCTGAGAAACTTATCGCGCGGTGGTCCCTCCGGCGGCAGCACGTCCTTGTCGATCACCGGCATGGCGTCGGCCGTGATGAGCTTTTGCTTGGCCGCCCAGCGCAGCACCGTTCGCAGCCCGCCAAGCTCGCGCCGCACCGTGCCCGGCTTCACCGCGCGTTGCTTCGCGTAGTCCTGCAGCGTTTGCATGTCGACCTGAGCGGGCGGCAGATGCCCCAGCAAACGGCGCACCGGCGAAAGCACGTTCCTGCCGGTCCTGACCACGCTCACGCCTTGGGGCGCAACATGATCGAGCCAGCGCTGGCACAGCGCCTCGATCGTCGGTGCTTGCGCTATTTGCGCGGCGGCTTGGGCGGCTCGGATGTTGGCGCAGAAGCCGAGTAGATAAGTGTCAGCCTCCGCGCTGATCTTCGTGCGGCAGCTTTCACGCTTGGGGACATAGACGCGTCCGGCGCATTCGGTCCACTGGACTTCGTAATATCCTTGCCGGTTGGTCCTGAGCCTGATCTTGCGATAGGGGCCGATATCAACGGCGAGCGAATTGTTCGGTGATGTAGCCATCGTAAAAATTCTTCCTCTGGTATGAGCACGGGCCGTCCCGGCAACCAGGGCAGGCCCGCGTTGTGTCGCAGTCTGGTGATCTTCGCAACCGAGCAGCGCAGCAGGATCGCGGCTTCGTCTTGCGTGATGTATTTCAGGATGACCGTTCCCGTCCTTCGATGACTGAACCGACTTCGGGCGGCTTATTGTTGCCGTTGTCGCCGTTGTTACCGCCGTTGGCGGGAGCGGGGCCGTTCACTGCGCGCTTTTCGGCGTCGTCCAAAATCATCTGCTGGATGGTGATCGCCAGCGCCGGGCTTATCATGCGGTCGCATTGAAAGCGCGCGAGGCTCGTCGCATCGCGCGGCAACGTCGTGAGGACGAGACCGCTGGCCCGCCCCTGCGCGGTCGACGCAGGCCGCGGCGTGGCCGCCCCTTCGGGTGGCTCGGCTTGGCCGGGGGGCCGCTCGATCGCGAGCGTTTCAACCGGCAGGCCGAGCGCATCGGCCAGCTTCTGCAGGTTCTCGTCCTCGGGATAGCTGGTGCCCGCCAGATAATGCCCGATGCGATCCCGGTTGCGCGCCACGGCGTAGCCGCGTTTGTCCTGCATCGTGCCCCAGATTTGGCGCGCCAGCTCGGACGATGTGATGCCCAGCTTGGTCATAGCGGCCTTGAGGGTTTCAGCGAATTGCCGGTATTCGGGACGAGGGGTAGCCCTATGCCGGGGCCGCGGTCGCTGGCGAGCATGATGTTGGACCTCCTTGTTGGCTAAACCTATGTTTTCTTTGCCTTCCCTGCTCGCTGTCGTGTTTTGTGTTGGTGCGGCTTCACTAGTTTGCTCAGGCACGCTGGCATTGTCTAGCGGTGTTTTGCTCTCGGTTTCGGGTTTGTCGGTCTTGTTGCGTCGGGCCATGACGTAGCTCCCTTGTGTGGCGGTCCAATGGAACCGATGATCGAATGGGACTAGCGGGCTTTGACGGATTGACAGAGCCTAAAAGTGCTTTGATGCAATCAAATTCTCCACATGCTGTGGTTATGTGGTTATAGGGTATATGCCGGATTTCAGACGAACACAACAACTTGTGTTGGTTAACCACCACAGTATGTGGACTTAACGCCTGACTAACCGCAGCATTTAGCGGTGCGGCCTGTGTGGGCCGCCTTGCTTGCGTTTTGTCGTGTGTCGTGGTTTCCTAACGCTTAGATGGTTGTCCTCGATGTCCCCCATATATTCGACGTGTTCGGCGGTCCGCGCGGGCTGCTTGAAGCGCTGACCCGCTATCAGCCCGATCACGGCCTCGCCTACAACACCGTGCAAATGTGGAATGCGCGCCAGCAGATACCGGCCAAATACGTTGGCGCGGTGCTCTACTGCTGGGGCCGCGAGGGGCATCCGTGGAGCGCCTTGCTGATCGACGGCGGGCGAATGCTCGGTCTATGACGCGCATCCTAGGCGTCGACCCAGGGGCTGCAGGCGCTTTCGCGCTTTACGACACCGATCTGATGGCGCTGTGGGTGGGGGACATGCCGAGCGTGCGCGTGCGCGTCGGCAAGCACGCCCGGCTGCAGCTCAACGAGGTTGCGCTGGCTGAAGCCCTGTTCGTGGGACAGCCCGATATCGCTTGGATCGAGCGCGTTCACGCCCTCCCAGGGCAAGGCGTGACCAGCGCATTCTCGTTCGGCTTCGCCTACGGCGTGGTGCGCGGCATTCTCGCCCAGGCGCAGGTGCCGTTCCAGCTGGTGACGCCCAACGAATGGAAGCGCAGCTTCCGTCTGGGACCCGACAAAAACGAAGCCCGGCTGATGGCCTCGCGAATGTTTCCGGCCAATCACAAGGATTTCAGCCGGGTCCGCGACGACGGCCGCGCTGAGGCGGCTTTGTTGGCCCTCTTTGGTGCGCAACAAAAGCTTGACATGCCGCAGGACAACACGACAAACTAGTTCCCGCGTCCGCTCACCAAGCCGCAAGCTCCTTTGAAGCCATCCCCTGCACAACTTGTGGAGCTGCGAAGCCTTGTCCGCGTCTCTAGCGCCGCTACGGGACTACCAACAACAAGGCGTTCGCTGGCTGCACGACACTTTTGCCCGGCAGCGGGCCTTGCTGCTGGCGGACGAGGCTGGTCTCGGCAAGACCCGCCAGGCTCTGGCCGCGGCCAAGCTGCTCAACGCCGATCGCATTCTCATCGTTTGTCCCGCGGGCGCGCGCCGGGTGTGGCAAAACGAGATCGAGGCGTGGGTCCCGGACTGGTCCCCGCGCGTGGTCCTGGTCGAGCCGCGGCCCCAGCAGGGCCAGGTCAAAGCTTTCGATCTGCGCAACCATATCGCGCGCCCTCAGCTGATCCTGGTGATCGGCTATGACGCGCTCTCGAACTTCGGCAATCGGATTTCTTTCCGGCTCCGGCAGCTGCGCTGGGACCTGCTGATCGTCGACGAGGCGCACTACCTCAAGAACCCCTCGAACCGCACGCATGCGATCTACGGCGGCGGCACGCATCATGCGCTTGGGCTGCAGACGGCGGCGCGCAAGGTGCTGCTCTTGACCGGCACGCCCTCGCCCAATCACGCGGGCGAGCTATGGCAGCATTATCGGACCTTTTGGCCGGACGCACTTGGCAAGAAGCCGCTCGCGCTGGCGCAATTCGAGGAACGGTTCACGCGCTACCGCGATACCGTTTATGGGCGGCAGATCACCGGAAGCCAGAACCAGGGCGAGCTGCGCAAGGCGCTTGGTCCCGTGATCCTGCGCCGTCGCAAGCTTGAAGTGCTGACGGAGCTGCCGCCCTTGATAATCCAGGACATCCCGCTCGATCTTGCGGCGCGTCTCGATTTTGGACGCCACACCGTGCGCGCGGCGCAGCTCAATGCGGCGCTGTCATCGGCCGGGACCACCGGCGAAGCGCTGAAAGCCCTGCATGCGGCCATGCCGGACGCATCCACCGCGGCGCTGCGCCAGACGCTGGGCCTCGCCAAGGTCCCGCCGACCTTGCTCTGGGTGCAGGAGCGCATGGCGTCGACGAAGAAGCTGCTTATCTTCGCGTGGCATCACGCGGTGATCGAGCATTTGCGCCGCGGCCTCTTGGAGTTTGGTCCCGTCGTTGTTACCGGCGAGACCAGTCCCGCGCTGCGCGCCACGCAGATCGCGAAATTCCAACTCGATCCCAACGCGCGAATTTTCATCGGCCAGATACTCGCGGCCGGGACCGCGATCACGCTCACCGCGGCCAGCGAGGTTGCGATCGTCGAGCCGTCATGGGTCCCGGGCGAGAACGTGCAAGCCATCTGCCGTGCGCATCGGCTGGGACAACGCGACAGCGTGCTGGCGAGCTTCCTCTATCTGCCCGGCACGCTCGATCAACGGATCATGCGGGTGTTTCGACGGAAGGCCGTCGAGATCGCTGAATTACAGGGAGACGACTTTAATGCAAGTAACGCTGACATTCGATCTGAACACGGTGGTCGGGGAGCAACTGCTCGCTCAGCTGCAGGGGCTGCTTAAGCCAGGACCAATCCGGCTCAAGGACCAGGCGATGGATCAGCCTCATCACGCTGCGACGCCGATCCCTGAGACCGCTGATGCTGCTGCGACGCCGATCCCTGAGACCACCAAGTCTACCACCGACACGGTCTTGGCGAACCGGCAAGCCGCGGCCGCTAAAGCACGCGCCGCGAAGGACGCAAAGAGAGCGGCGGCACCAGCCGCCGCAGCTGCAGCCGCGCCCGAACTCAACGGCGCAGACCCGCTCGCGGACAGCGATCCGCTTGAGCTGCCCGACGCCGCCTCGATGTCGCCCGGCGAGGCGCGTGATGCAGGCCTCGCGCTGGTGCGGCAGGTCTACGCCGCGGGGCGCGTCGCGGAAGTCAAAGCGCTGCAGAAGCAATGGCAGGTCGCGAAGTTCTACGACGTGCCGGTCGAGAGCGGGCATACGTTCTACACGGCGGCGATGAAGCTGGCGCAGTCGGTGGGGCTGCAGCGATGACCGGGCGCGTCATGCAGATCGCGGCAGTCGCGACGACAACGCGCGAAGTGCTGTTCGCGTTGACGACCGACGGCGAGGTCTGGGCGCGCGCCGGTTTCGACGGGACCTGGCGGCGCTTGCCGGATATCGATCCCCGTAAACCTGAGCCGACGCCGACGACAACAGGTTCC